CTTTAACTCTTGTAAAAGGATTGTACTTACTTTTATTAGCCACATTTTGAATCATGGTTTGACCTGCACCTCCCAAAAACCCTAAGAAAGCAGCTTCTGCTCCTTCTGCCGTAGTTAATTTATCAGTACCTGACATAAAAGTTGATACTCCTGTTTCAGCACCACTTCCTACAGCAGTACCATATTCAGAAGCTAAAAGGTTAACACTTTCTTCAGCAGCTTCTTGTACTCCTTCTTTAAGAAAATCTTTAGCTGTTTTTTTCCAACCCTTCTCTAATAATTCCCTTGAATTACCTAATGGTTTTAAAAACCTGCTTGCGGAAGTAAGGTTTAATAATATATTAATTCTATTAGCACTTACAGTTGCAGAGGCTGCCTCTGATGCTTTTAACTTAGCATCTTCTTCACTATAACCATTATTTAAGGCTTTTTCATAAATAGTATTATAAACTTCCATTCCTTCCATAACTCCTTCTGCATGATTTAGTGCAAAAGCAGTTGTAAGTGTTTCTCCTGCACCAACAACTCTTGCTGCAGTATTAGGAGACATTCCTATGGCTTCCAGTAATGCAGTTCCTTTGGTTAAAGCCCCTGCTCCCTTTAAAGCAGCTCCTACTCCTGCACCTGTAGCCATAAACCCTACAGCACTCCTTTGTAAAGAACTTGCATTTTCTATCCACCATTCAGGGTCTCCAACATCCATAAAAGTTCTTTCCTTACTTCTATATATTGGAAACCAATCTTCATCCACAGTCCTTTTAGATTCATCTGCAAATTTAGTTAAAGCATTACCTATTTCTCCTTCATAGCCAAACCAAGAAGCTACTTCTCTTGGGGAATCTAATACTGCTCCTGCACTACCTATAATCTCAGGAATTAATCCTACATAAAATCTAGCAGCAGCATTACCAAATACTTCAGGAATACCCTGACTTTCAGCACGGGCTTCCCGTAAATCATCTAAATCTGAATCTTCATAAACAGGTATATCTCTTTTTGCAAAAGTTTCAAATTCTTCTAAGTTATCTACCGGTGAAGCTGTAGTTCCTAAATACTCCAAAGGATTAATAGAACTTTTTTTAGTTTTTTCAGGTTGCATGGTTACAGGGTTTAACTCCAACCATTCTAAAAAACTTGGTACTTTATCTGGCATACTATTGTATTTTTTGTATAAATTTAATCATTCCTTCTGAAGGAGGTCTATTTTTAGCTCCCTGCTCTTCAGACCATTCCATAAAAATTTTGTCTGCTTCTTCAACTCCATACTTAATCACATTGTTCATATAAGTCTTTGCTCCTGATTTTCCTAAGTAGTGAGTTAAATACATCATCTTATTAACGTCTAAATTTAAATCAGGATACATATTTACTAATTCTTCTGCACCTTTTTTATAATCTGACATTCTGGCTTTACCTACAATATCCTGTGCTTTAGGATTAGCTAAAAACTTTTCTTGTATATCTTTAGTATCAGTGTATTTAATTCCTAAATCATCTAAAGCTTTTTTAATTTCTTTTTCATGCCATTTATAAACTAAATCATATTTTCCCAAAGCAGCAGAAGAAGTACCCAATTTATTATTATGGGTACTGTAATCTTGTTTATTAATTGCATTAAACACTTTACTATCTATTCCTAATTCTTCTGGAATAGATTTAGGGACTTTCCCCCAGAGGAACCTCCAGTTCCTGATAAGGACTTTTGATATTGAATTGCAGAGTTTCTTAAACCCCATAACTGCATAGAGGCTTCTCCCGGAGAATCTGCCTCAAGTGTTTTAACCTGACCTCCTCCAAAATCAACTCTGACAACAGTTTTATCTCCTGCCCCATCCTGACCTCCTTTTTGAAGTTTTTCAAATGATATTTGTTTAGCTCCGGGAATCCAAGGTGTATTATTATCTATATTAGGAATAGTGCCTCTTTGACTTCCATTTAAAATCATTCCTAAAGTTTGAATAAAGGCTTCTCCCGTATTATTTCCAGACTCATTAGTAAGTCCTAAAGCTTCTGCAAATTTTGCTTTTGAGCTTCCTTCATTTAATGGGAAAGTTACAGTCTGACCATCTACTTTTTTATAAGCTTTGTCAGCTTTAGGATTCATAACATCTACAGTTCCTACATAAACCCATTTACCCTGATTATCAATAGCCATACCATCAATACTTAATCTTACTCCATTTTTTATAGCTTCTTCTCCAGTTAAATTTAAAGAAGTCATACTCTTACCATTAAGTCCTTTGTCTAAGCTTCTTAAAGTAGCTGAACTAAATACTGATTTAAAGAATGATTTATTTCCTCCTACAAATTCCCAAGTTTCATCATCTCCTGTTCCAACCTTTTTATAGCCTCCTAATTTTCCATTAATATCAGATTCTACTTTACTTAAAGGATGAATTTCAGTAGAAGTCATTTGCTTACCCTCGTTTTGTTTAAAAGTAATAACATTTAATCCTGTAAGCTTAGATTCATAATATTTAGAAACTACTTCATCTTTAATATCATCATCTGCTAATTGCCCTAATATAGTTTTTACTTTATCAGGATTTTCATCTATCCATTTTTGAATGTCTTTGGGGTTATATGCAACAAATTCTGTAGTAGTTTTTTGTACAGGTTTACCATTTTCTATTACTGTTTTAGTTTTAGCAGTTCCTTTAAAATCCGGAGATATTAAATTATTTTTTAAAGCTTCCCCTATAATTCTATTATTTTCATTATTTTTATATATTGCTTTTTCAGGGTCAATATTATTATATTCTTCCAAAGCTTTTTCTTCTATTCTTTTGTCTACTTCTTTTTTATCAGCTAATTGATTTCTTGCTTTTATGGTTTTATCCCTCAACTTCATTTCAATAGCTGTTATTTCTGGTTGACTTAAAGGAGTACCATCATTATAAACAGCATTTACTTTATCAATAACAGGTACTAAGAAATCTCCTTGTGCTTGCATTTTATAAGATACAGTACCATTAATTGTTAAATTAGGCTCGTCTGTAATACCATTAGTAATACTTGGGTCAAGATTTACCGTATGTACAAAAGGCTTACCTTCATAGGAAATTAAATCTCCTTCTTTAACTTTGTCCCAAGACAGATTAGGAAATACCCTTTTAGCATCAGCTATAGCCCTAACAGGTGTATAAGTAGCATTGTTGGCATCCTGCCCTACCATACTGTTAGTTGAACTCTCCACAGAACTGGTTAAGTCTGCATAAGTATTGGGGTGAGCTTCAGTAGAAGGTACAGAAGGTAAATCAAATGCTTCAAGAGGTAAAGGTTTTTCAGATTCTTCTCCTCCATCATCACCAGATTTAGGACTTGAAATTATCTTATCATCTCCCGGTTTAACAATGCTTCTTCTGTAAAACTGATTAGCGTGTAAGTTTTTAATAAACTCATAAGCCTTTTCAAGATTGTCTATACCTCTTTGAGGTTTAGCAATTCTTTCTATTTGGGGATGAGGGTCATTATACATTTCTGTAGCTAATCCTTGTAAAGCCTGTTTTACAAATGGGTCATTAGGGTCATCAGGATTAATTTGCTGCAGTAAATTAGTACCTTTATCAGTATAGTATATAATACCATTAACCTCTTTAATATCAGTTATTCCTTTTCCTGAAAGAGAAGTTCTAATATTTTCTTTTAAGTCTTTTATGTAATTATTTTTTACATAAGTCATGTGGTCATCTTCTGTATAATCAGCAGGACTTAATGTAGGGTCTAATTGATTCCATGATTTATCTCCATCATTCCAAAAGTTAGACCAACCTGTTTGATATTTAGACTTTTGTATAGTATTTAAGTACTTTTGATATTCTTGTTTTATGGCTTCTGTTCTAGGGTCTGAAATAAATTTAGAACTTAACCCTCTTACATCCCTAGCTATTTTTTCAGCAGCTAATGGATTATAGGCTAATTCTTTTGCCCATTTCTCTGCTTTATCATTTAAGGCATATTCTTTTAAAAGTTTATCCCTAAATTCAGAATTAAAAGGAGCAGCCTGTACCATATTTTTTAATACATCAGGCTGTTCTTGAGCAGTTAAAGCCGCAGTATCATAATCAGTTTGCATGTTAGCCATATCCTCCTGAATGTAATCAAGAGGCAGAGGTACAAAATCTGATACTGTTTCTGTTGGAGAACCTACATAAAAATTACCAAAAGTGCTTGGTATATTATAAGGAACTTGAAAATATTTTTGACCTGCAAGATTCATACCCTGCATTAATGAAGCTCTTGTTTTATTTTGTTCTGCCATAATGCAAATATATAAATTATCCCATTAATGTTTTATAAGGAACCCATTTTACTTCTCCTGATTCATCTTCAGATTTAATTAAATAGCCTCCTCCTTTAGGATTCCATTTAACAATTCCCTGACTCATTAATTCTAAAAGCATAGTCTGTTGTTTCTTTTTCTCATCATCTAAATTTTGACTTTGGGATACTCTGCTCATATCATCTAAGACCTTATCTCTTTTTAAAAGATTGGCAGTATCATACTGAGTGGATAAAGTATTATTTTCTCTGGCTAATCCTTGTACAGCCAAAGCCTCTTGATTAGCAATTCCTAAATTATTAACATCTCCCTGAAATCTTAATTCAGCTACATTTTTACCAGTATTAGCTCCTGTATTACCTGCAAGATTAACAGCATTTGCTATAAAATTTCCTGATGTAACAGCATTATCTTTTAATGTATTTAATCCTGCAGCCATACCCATTTCTCCTGCTCTTTCTGCTAATACTTCAGCAGGTCTTGTATTTAAATAATTAAATTTCATTCTGGGAGTAAGTCTTAACTTTTGTCTACCAGAACCTTTTAATCCTGCAGCTAAAGCAGCTATGGCAGAATTAGGAATTTTTAAACTATTAGGGTCAAACTGATTGTCATTTTTTGCAGAGTCAGTTACGGGTTTTAAATCAATTGCTGATGGAGGAATTACATTTGAGTATGCATCTGAAATGGGTAAATTTACACTATTAGGAGTTTGTAACCCTGAAAATTTTGAGTTAGGTTGATATACTTGTGAAGCTAGAACAGGATAACTATCAGTTTCAAGTACAGCACTTGTTTGTCCTTCATCATCTAATGAAGTTATATCTTGTGTATTGTAATACTTGTTTGCAGACATTACATTAATGTCTAAATTAGAATTTGGCTGTGAATAATTAACATTCATGTTATAAGGATTTCCCGTAATAGGGTTTATAGGAGTTTCACCTATAGTTCCACCACTCCACATTTGAATAGGCTGATTGTTTCTGTCTAATAATAACCCTCCATATTTCTTTTTCATTTTTTTGGTAAACCTTTCTTGGTCTGCCATCATCATGGAGTTTTTAACTTCTTCCTGTTTATTCATAAGATTATCCAATTCACTTTTCATGGATTCTTTAGAAAGTTTATCATCAGGTCTTAGCTTATATTTATTCTTAATAAGTTTAGATTCTTTAGCAAAAGAACTTTTTTTATTAGGAACTAAGATACTATCAGAAAATACATAATTCTTTGATTCAAGAACTGTCTCCTTACCTTCAACTTCTGTTTGTGGAGAAATAGTCATTCCTCCTTCTTCATGTGAAGGGCCTGAAAGTTCATTTAAGCCCATACCATCAATCATACCTCCGTTATTATATAATAGTTTACCTCCCATTTTCATCATTTTTGAACCCCCAAAAGAACTGATACCTCCTCCTATTGAAGAACCTGCAGCACCCATACCACTTTGTATGGCTAATCTGTTAGGGTCATCATCTTCATTAATTAAAGCAGGAGCTACATTTTCCCTAATTCCTTTACCCATACCTGCAACTTGTGATACAAAGGGAATACCTGAATCAGCTAATCCTGATTGTACCATAGGCTTAACATAAGTAGCTTCTACTCCTCCCCACCAAGAACCTTGTTTTCTGTTATAAGGATTTACCTTTTTAGAAGCCATTTCAGATAAATTCTTTCCCGTAAAACTAGATACGGGAGAAGTTATTATATCAGCAATAGTCCAACCTACATTTTCTCCTGCAGACATTACATTAGGACTTCCTTTGGAAGGATTATCTGTATTAAATCCCATCTCAGCATAAGGAGAAATATATCCTCCATTATTCATTTTCTTTTTAGTTTCCAATTTAGTTCCGTATAATTTATTCCATTCATCTGCACTTAGTTCAGTCCAACTATCTCCATCATTTACTCTACCAACAGGTTGTCCCTGATAAGCTAATTGTTGTGCAGCCTGATAAAAATCTCTTTGACTTTTGTTTGTATTAACAGGAATATTAGGTGCTTGTAGGGTATCTTGTGTTAATTGAGGTTCTGTTGGTTGTATTCCTATTGGTGCTATATAAACATAAGGTTGTTTGGGAAACTTGACTCTATATCCATTATATATATCTTGTTTATCTTTTGTAGTAGCAACAACCTTCTTTTCTGATTCAGGTATTTTATCACTTAATTTAGTATTATAAGGGTACTTTTTATGTATATCTTCAAGAAATTTTGGGTACTCCCTATAATTTATAGTAGGTATATTTCTTTTTGCTTCTAATACTAGTAATTCACGATTATTATATGTTGTTAGACTATCACTATAAGCCTTTAACCTTGGGTCATTTATATCATTTACATAAATAGGATTTCTGTACCCATCAGGATTATTAACGGAATGGTAAGGTTTAGTGGGGTCATCTCCAAGTAATCCTCCTCCTTCCATTACATTAGGAGGGAACTCTCTGTATTGTGGAGTATATTTAATAAGTCCTTTTTTCTTTTTACTTTTCATAAGGATATGAAGGTGTTATAAAAGTATTAATGTCATGTAGTCTGAACCAGTGTCCTGATGAGTTATCATATTCTGCCTTTATACGCAAATACTTATCACGAAGATACGGTTTTAATCTACTTGTTGTATTATAATCCCTTAACCAGTTAACCCTCCAACTTCTCTCAAATCTTTTGAGATGTGGTGTAAGGGGGTTTAATGAAGTTTGGGTATTCTGGTAATCATTGGATAATACCATTGAAGTCAGACTATCAGTAGGTACATCCAATCCTGCTGAGTTAAAACTCTGTGACCAGAATTGTAAATAATCAGTTTTAAATGTAAGGTTTGATGAAGGGTCTGCATTTACTATAAACTCAATATAGCTTGGGTACAGTTCATCATAGTATTCTCCAAACCTGCCTAAGTTGTGTGTATAGACTTGGTTATTGGCATCTGGTAAGGCACTGTAAAGTCTTCTTCCAAGTGAGATAAATAGTTGGGGTTTAAAACTATAAAAGCTTTCAAAAGCCTGTAGATTTTCATTATAGGATATTGTAAAAGTTTTAATTTCAGGTACTCTTGAATATTTAGGTTGACCATTTGGTGTGTAAGATTCTATAGGATAGTATTTATCTTCAAAAGTCATATACACCCTACCATACACTACATCATATACTCCATGAACTCCCAAACCTAATAATACTTTATCGGTAGAAAGAATATCCCCTTTAAGATTTTCCCTGAAAAATGCTGATAATCCTTTAACATCTGAAGCAGATACATTTCCTTCAGAAGTCATTTTTATATATTTTTTAAGTCTGGCATCAAAATAGTGTACCCCATAAGGAGATACTACCACTGAATGTTGGTGTATTGTTCCTGAATCTTTTGTTAAATAATCATACCGTGATAATACTGCACCAGTACCTGTCTGGATAACAGCACCTGTTTCATCTTGAACAGTTCCTATTTCTTCAGAAGATACTTGTGAAACTCCTCTTTCCTGTAAAGCAATTAGTCTCTCAGTATAATTTACCAGTTTAGTTCCTGAACCATAAGTACCTTCTAATGTTAAAAAGTCATTAGGAGGAAATACCCTCCAAGAATCCTTACTCTCATTATCCATTTTTCTCTTAGAAACAAATACAGTATAAGGCAAATCTTCCTGAAAATTAGCATTAAATGGCTCAGAGATAGATACTTTTAAATTATTTTCTTGTTGATAAACAGGATTATATGTAAACTCATCAAATAAAAATTGGGCAAAATCATCAGAATCCACACCTGTGTTTTGGTCTTTAGCCCAGTGTTTACCTGTTCTCAATTCAGTATTAACAGAACTTTCAGTAGGGAATATTAAAGAAGCTTGTAACATAGTATCAGATTTTCTGAATCTGGTAGCTAAATTTCTATTTTCTGCAAATGGATTTGAATCTACTGCATCATCTGTAGACCAATGCATGGCTGAAAGTACACAATCATAGTTAACCATGAATACATCTCCCGGAGTTTTAATCTCCTGATTAGGTAAACAATCTGATTTATTAATTACTGTACTTTTAGGAATATATACATTAGAGTATCTGTTAGCCCTAAAAGGCCCACCATACTGACCAAAGTTTATTTTACAATAAGCCAATATTCTATTATAAGACCTAAAATTTACATCATTAGTTCCTATTTCAGGGTCTGTCTGATTAGGATTAAAAGGCTGTGCAACTTCGGTAAATAAAGCTTTAGAACCTACTCCTGAACATGAAGGGTCATTAGGAGGACTTCCTGAATCTACATATTTAGTAATATGATTATACTCAACTCCTGACATATAAGGACTGAATGAAGGAGTTACAAAATCCCCAATACCCAATAACTGTTGATTGGTAATCTCATGTACTCTCTCTAATTCAGTATTTAAAGGAATAAAAGGATTATGGTATTTAAAATATGTGGCAAAAGATAAATAACTTCCTCCAGTATCCTTTTGCCAATATCTTCTACCCCTGCATCTCCATCCATAATACCCGGGAATAGTACCTTCATTGGCATCATCTACTGTTTCATACCATTGTATTTCTTTGAAGTACCCATTCTGTGTATTAACAGGTAAAAAGTCTACATCAGGAGATTTGTATATGGGCAAATGAAAATACCTGATTGAAGCATCTCCTCCAAATTTAGTGTTCCAAAACCCAAAATTAAAGTGTCTGCTAATATCATCCCATCCATTAGCTACCCAATTTACACCCAAAGATAGAGTTGGAACTACATCTGCATTGGATGTATCTCCTTCTAACAGAATAGCTGCATCTCCAAAACTGTAAGAAGTTCCTGAATTTTTATCTTCATCCAAAGGAGCAAGTCCTGCTCCCATAGATATTCTTGTTTTATCATTTTCTTTCCTTTCAACTGCACATATCTTAAATGCTACTATATCAGGATTATTTGCAAATAAGGCTGTTGTATTAATTGTGAAGTTAATGGTAATATATTTTAAATCAAGTCTTTCCCCTACTCCTACTCTGGATAAATAAAACTCATCTGTTATTGATTCTGAAGGTTCAGGTACTTTAATATCTCCTATCCATTCAGCAAATGTTTCTTCTCCTTTAGTAGTTATACCCACAATACTGTATCTATATACTTCCCCTCTTGCATGGGTTTTCATAATTACGGATTGGTATGGAGATTTAATTGAGTTAAAAGGTGAAGTAACAGGATACTCTTGTGAAGTACCGGGAGCCTGAATAACATCTCCAGTGATAGAATCTACATTTATATAAGGAGCAAATTCTGCAGTATATACACCTACAGGGTCTCCCGGAGTATAAATATTATTACCCTGATAAATTTCTGAACCAAATGTATAGGAAACATTTAATCCTGAACCTCCTAAAGTAATACCGTCTGCCTGATATTTATACTGAAAGTTAGTTAACCAGTTAGTATACCCTGCAATAAATCCTGCTGAACCGTTAACTCCATACACAGTACCAGACTCATCATTATAAGGATTTACCGCATCATGTGAATCAGGAATAGTTCCTATTTGGGAAAAAGCATAAAAATCTGAAGTTCCGTCAGCTTTATATAACTCAGTAACTATGTTACCTCCTATATTTCTAAACCTGTAAGCTCTTGCATCAAAGTTTAATTTCTTCTTTTCAGAAGATACATTAAAAGCATATAATCTATTTTTCTTTTGGGAAATAGATTTTACCCTGTTAAAAGGTATCTGTGAAGTGATTATTTCAGAAATAGTCAATGGTACTAATGCTTCTCCCCCTGTTAAAGTAACAGTAATTGAGTTGCTGTTAATGGGTATTTCTGAAACTAAATATACTTTAGGTACATTAGGTATTTCATAATGAATAGCTACTACCCTAATAAAATCATATCTTCTATCCAGATTATTTACTAAAAACTGTACAGCCTTACCTGAGTTTATATCAGGTTGACTTCCTTTATAATTCTGAAAACTTTCAGAAAAAGTATCTTTAACTAAATCTACGGTGTTAGAAAAAGGTGCATAATTAGAAGAGCCTCCATCAAAATTAACATATTGGTAAGTCATCTGTATTTTACCTACAGGCCAAGAACCTCCATTAAACACATTCTGTAAAATGGGAATAGGCAATTCAGCATCAGGCAACCAGTCCAGTAATCCTTCTTCTATAACCTGTGCATTAGGATTATATGCATTAATTACTTTAGGAAAAGTGTAATCTGCTGTCCAGTATACATTACCTGTGTCTTTATTTTCAACCCTACATTCTACTTCCCTATATATTTCATGGAATCTTGTAAAGGGTAATTTACCATTATATACTAAATGTACAACAGGATTTAATACTGCACTGCCTCCTAAGTTAGGATATGAAGCTCCTATGACCTCATCAGAATCTGGCCTGAATGGTACTTTCCATACCTGTCCATAATACTGTAAATTGTTTTTAATAGGGTCTTCATCATCCTGTGTATAAGGACAAGTCAGTAAAATCAGTTCTTCCCCCAATTGTCCCCAACCTATAATACTTAAATCAGTTAACTTAGGAACCCATGTAGTCTGTGTAAGACCTGTAACTCCAGTGAAAAATATAGGAGTCTGCTCCTGTACTATTAAAGTATCCTGAAATATGAATATCTGTACTTCATCAGGTATCTGGGGTAAAGTAATCAAATAATCATATAAATCCTGTACGGTCAAAATACCTGCAGGAAGTACATAGTTGGTAGCTCCTATTGTAATAAATCCACTTAATTCAGACTGTACCGTAATTTTACTTTTAATACCTAAATCAGGAATAGTAAAATTCAGTTTGTTGCCTTTTTGATTTTCTATAATATAAGTAGAATATCCTAAATCAGTGGTTATATTAATATTTAAAGCATCAGTCAAAGTATCATTAGATAATTTACTGATACCTAAATCATTGTTTAGACCTTTTATATACTTACTGCTTATTGAAGCCATGTTAAATTATTCTGTTAGACATTCCTGTATTACCCCATACATTAAGTCTTGGATGTGTCCAAGTTTGTTGTGGGGCTTGCATGTTTCTATAAAAGCTATTATGGTCATACATTTTAGGGATTCTTCTTATCCTTAAATTCTTATAAGATTCCCATTCATCCAAAGTCTTAGGCATTTTACCTTCATTTTTGGATTTCATATAATATAATTGGGCATAACCTTTAGTTTCTTCATAGACTTTATCAGATATTTTACCCATAGCCCATAATTGAAAGGAGTACTTTAAGGCCAGATACCATACAACATAGTTAATAACTGTTTCTGAATCAGGGATTATAGGTAATCCATTTTCATCCGTAGGTACTGCTAAATAACTTAAAGCCACTTTACCCTTTTTAAAAGAAGTAAAAATATAGTTATTATTAATGGTATATGTTAAATCTGAGCATGTTCTGCAATCTATATCTGAAGCATGGTACTTTTTGTGGAAAGTATCAGTACTCCATCTCATTGGTACATAACTGCATGAGGGTATTGAGCATGAAGATTCTGATTGAATCATGGCAGGGATTAATCCTCCACAGTCAGAAGTAACCACACCAGTTTCATTAAAATCATAATATGCTATACCATTAACAGGTATAACACATCCATACTGATTTAAAAAAGCCTGTTTACCAACACAATCATCTTCTCTCTGAATAACAGCAGCAGCCTGTCTTAGTAAATACATATCACAAGGTAGTTTACCCCTATAATCTTCTATCTCTATATAAGGCAAATGGTTTAAGTCCTGATTACCATCAGTAATTTTGTCTACATAATAACATGGAATTTTAAGCTCTGACAGTGCAGAACCTATCCATTCTATTAATGTATTATAAGCAAAAGCTGTATCAAAATAAGGAAAATCCTGATACAGTTTATCTAATACCCTTTGTGATGAAACAAACTTACCATTAACCATTTGTTAGACTTTCTGCAAATTGTTTTAATTTTGAAAGAGCATCATCTTTAGTTTCCAATACAGGAGCTCCCGTACAGGCATAAGCCTCTTCAGAAACAGTTTTATAGTCTTTGCCATAATCTCTTTCTATCTCTTCTTTAACTCTGGTAATTACCAGATAACCTCCTCCTGAAAGTTCATAACAGCACATCTCTGTAATTCTGTTTCCACTTTTAGTTTCTTTCTCTATTTTAGAGGTATACATTGATTCGTTTAGGTACATATTAGTAGTATTTATAGAACTCAACATTATTTTCTTTAACAGCTTTAGGTAAAGCTCTTATGTGTTTTCTTGTTAATTTTAATTTGTAAACGTGCATATTCCTGACAATGTTACTTCTTTCTACTATATACATATACTTTCTTCCATTATTATGTGGATTAGTATGGTAAATAACAGTTTTTCTTTTATCAGGATTTTGTAAATGATATTCTTTAGTTGCTTTCCAGTCAATTCTTTTGGCTACAAAAAATTCTCCATCTTTTCCTATTCCCCTAGACCTTACTTCCCTTATACATATTTTATATTTTCCGGGAAGTATCATTGTTTCTGCATGGTAAACTATTCTCTCAAATATTTTATCTCCCAGAATATCCCAAAACTTATTAAATTCTTTTTCAGTTAATGGATTTTTAACTAATTTACAATACCCTAAATAAATATCATGGGTATTATAATCAGATTTTAACCTGTTTCTTTTCATGCTGCCGGAGTATCATCTAAGTTATTATCCAAATTATCTCCCCTTACATCAGCTTTTATACCTAATTTAGTAGGTATTTCCCTGCTTAGTATCTCTGTTTTAATAAATTCCCACAGTCTTGCTTCTAACGGATACTCAGATTCAGGACTAAAGCATGGATTATTATCACAATCTTTAAACTTTTCTGCATCCATAGGGTCTCTAAATACTCCTCTTATATTAACATATTCCAATAATGGTAAATGAAAAGTATCTTTGGATATAAAGTACATATAACCATTGTATAAAAATACCCCAATACTGTTCTTATCAAACCTTCCATTACCAAAGAACTCTGCTCGTTTGTAACTGATTATATTAAAAGGAATGGTTACTATAAATGTAGGGCCAACTTTTTCTATAAGTTCTCCGTCAGCAAGACTTAAAAACTCAGGAATTTTTTCCTTAGTTCTTTTAATTAAACACCCTGTAGAAATTGAACAGCATTCAGCTTGGTCGACATCTATCAGTTCCACACATGGTAATGTCTGATAATAGATATTAGGTACTGTACTTTGAAATTTATTGTAGATTTTATTAAACCAAGCAGCTCTTTTAGAAGTAATCCAAAAGTCCAGTAACCTGTAATCAATTGAACTGTCACTTGAAGTCTGATTGATGCACTCTAGGATTTCAAATCTATATTGATTTAAACTAGGCATTATAAATGTATTTGAAGGTTAGCTTTTAATCCGTTGGTTTTAGAATACACAAATGCATCCATTGATTTAGGTATTCCCACATAACCTTCAGAAAATTCCCATCTTCCTAATTCAGATACAGCTCTTAGAAATCTAACTGTACACCCTTTAAAATCCTGAGTTTTCTTAGTTTGAAAAGTCTCTTGATGATGGATATCGCCAAGAAGAAACTCTGCATAATTTATTTCAGGCATTATATCTTTATTTTCTAAAAACATAGTTACGGGTAAAGTTGAAACATATTTCTTTTCTTTATCTCCGTGGGCAAATCCTAGTAAAGTTCCTCCCCATACATAATATTTTCTAGGCTTTCTTGAGCAATCTATAAACACATGGTTTGACTGTTCATATTTAGTTTCCAGTAATTGACCTAAATAAAAACATTTATCAGCATCATGGTTTCCTTCTACTACTTTTATATGTACTGTATATCCTGATTGTAACAATAATTCTACACAGGCTACATAAAATTTATATATTTTAATAAACTGCTCATGCCATCCATAATGAACATCTTGGGGAGTTCCCTTAACTGTAGTATTTCTTGCATCATTAGCATTAAAAACATCTGACCCTACTATGAGTACTACTTCAGAAACAGAGTAAGGCTGTATTGTACCTACCAATTGATAAAATCCTCCAAGTGCTTTTTCTATATTAGAATCTACATCTGAATACTGTCCTGTTTCTGACACAATAGATACCTTGTCTAAGTGTAAATCACTCATACTGAGTACTGCACATAAGGTTCCTTCTTTCTTGGGTATGTCAAAACTGGGAGTTAGTTCTTTTTTAATCTCTTCTTTAAAGAGGTCTACTAATTCATTAGTAGATTTTTCATACCAATTTTCCTTAGTATCTATTGAAAATCTGTGTTCCCCACTAAAATTTTGCCAAAGTTTTATTTTTTTTACGTCTTTTAATTCTAATCCTCTTGAAGTTAAGTGGTCTTCTAATTCCTGAATACCTCCTTTTTTCTTTAAAGTCCTTGCTTTTTCAAAGGCAGCTTTAACATCTTCCAATGGAAGATTTAATCTTTCTGCCATTCTTTTAAACCCATCCTTTAAATAGTAAGGTTTTTCAAGAATCTTTTCAACTATCTGGTCTATAGACATATAAATTATTTTTTACAAATGTATGAAATTATCTTATTTTACAAAGATAATTCCTAAAATTAATCCCACAGTAACTGCTGCAGCAGATGTACCTACAATGATATTTCTTGTTTTTAACCTTTTAATCTGTAGGTCTTTATTGGAAATGATGTCTTTTTGCAGTCCCAACTGTTGATGAGTCATAGCATACTGAATATCCTTATAAGTTATTTGCTCTTCTAAGTTTTCAGTCTGTTTGGTTTTATTTTCAATCAGAGAATCTTTTAAAATAATCTCAACAGTCTGACCTTTTATTAAACTGTCCTGAGAAGCTATTACATCATCACAGAGAGAGTCTGCATAAGTTACTGGACTGTTTTCCCTATAATTATCTAAACGTTTCTTATAAGTGCTTATATCCCGTTTTAGGGTTTTGTTTACATATTCTACCTTAACAATAGTTTTTTGTAATGTGGAATCAGTCTTTTTTAGTTTGGAATTATCCTCTTTTAATTCCAGTATTAAAGTATTCAAAGAATCTTTTTGTTTTTCAATCCTTTTATACTCTTTACTTAAAAACCTATTTTCTTTTTTCTCAGACTGATTACCTCCCCAAAACCAAATTAATCCCCCTACTAAAAGTAAGAGAACTAACTCAATTATTGTATATGTTTTTAAGTTTTTCATTATGTAAGTCTTATTTGTATTATATTCCCATTTTTATATAAACCATTAATAGGAATACCTCCGGTTGCAGCAGCAGCATCATCTGCAAAGTTTTGCAACCCTTCAATACTTACACCTGTATCGTTAACAATAATCTTATTAGTTACACTATTTAATGGGTCATTATATATAATTGTAAAACCGTCTGGAGTTGCTGTACCCATCACAATTTTAAAAGTTGTAGGATTAAAGCAAGCTAATATTGCCTGAATAGAGCCTGAAGGTACACTTGTTGCATCTTCTACTCCTGCTGTATATATATCTCCTGTACCTTCATTAATATACTGTGCCTTTGCGCTTGGTAAAGAATAATCAGTACCTCCAATATTAATCTCTTGATTAATTGTATAAATCTTAAATCCAGATTCTTTTAACCCCATTAATACTTTTCCATTATGATATATATCATCATTAACAGAAGTGGCAGTATTATTAGTTCCTATAATATTCCAAGGATTACCTAATAAAGTAATAAAGTCTTGTACAGTATTATATTCAAGAGGAATTTCATTACTGGTTTTGTTAGAATTAATAGGATAGACAATAAGTCTATCTGTTGGTAGTAATGCTGTTCTTTTTTTAGTAGGGAAGAAAAACCCCTTTAATGATTGATAAAGTCCCATTTTATATAAGATTTGTTTCGTTTAATTTTAGTGAACAAGTCCACCATATTGTTTTATTTAATTCTCCCGTAACAGATATATCTAAACTATCTGTAGTGTTATTAGCAGTAATTAGTACACCCCACAAAGATGCACCTGCGTCATTAGTAAATGTAGAAGGAGTGGTTGTCCATGTTCCATCTGCTAACTGATAAATTACATCTCCCATTAAAGCAGTTGTTCCTCCTATATTTTTAATAGTACCCTTAAATACAAATACTGCAGCATCACCAACTGTTCCTGCACTACCTGCTCTTTGTATTGCTGTAATACTTCCTTCAAAATGTGCTATTGAGTTTTGCGGAATTGATATTAGGTCTAAGTAATACAGTCTTAATAAAGCAGGAGTTGCGTTATTTGTAGCTCCTAATGGGTGTAATACACTTGTCTGTGAATAATGACCATTAGCACCCGTATGACTATCTGCAGCCATTACAATCTGACCTTTTCTAAAAGCTATTCCCTCAGCCCCTATACAATAAGATTGTGCTTCCGTGCAATCATTATCTATACCAAAAGCTCCTGAGTATTCTCCTGAGATTCTATTAAAAGTTCCCATTGTAAAAGAATAATCTCCTGTAAGGTTATTTTGATGTCCTGCATCTACAGCATGACTACCTGTTGGGTTTATACTTATACTGGTTCCTAAGAATCTTGAATTAGTTCCCGTACCAACAAACCATAGTTGGGGTATCGTGTTTGTAATTGTTACAACATCAGTAGGACTTACACTAATATTAATACCTGTTCCTGCACTAAAACTAAAGTTAGGAAACAGGGATTGAAAATCTTCCCAAGTAATAGTAACATTACCTGCATTTTTTTGGTCTTTATTTTCCAAAAATACAAGCAACCTATCTTTTGAAGATATAGTCTTTATTTTTCTTAATGCGTCTTTATCTATCTGATGTGCCATTATAATTCTTTTTCTACTCTCAAAATTGATTGAAAATGTGCTTCAGCAATCTTTTCCCTAAACGTATCATCCATTAAAAGAGTTGCTTCTTCTTCATTAGTCATAAAGAAATTTTCTGTTAGAATAGAAGGACAGTTGGTTAGTTTAATAACGGTAAAGTCTGCTTCTATATCCTTATCTCCGTCTGAAGTGTCTTTTCTCATTTTCCTATCAGGAAACATTTTAGCATGTTCTTCCCAAAATATTTCAGCTACCTTGTCTGAGTTGTTTTGGCCTTTTGTGGTAAATACACACCAACCCTGTGCAGGAGTAAACTCTCTGCCCATTCCGTGTGCATTAGCATGAACAGATATAAAGATTTTAGGCTTATCACAAGAGTGCTGATTAACTCTCCTTGCCCTAACAGTAAGACCAATATCTTTAACTGTTTCAGGAGTTACTATGTAATAAGATATACCTTTACTGATTAGTTTTTTAACCAATTTAGCAACAATGGCTCTATTAAATTCATATTCAAATAGTTGTTTTCCGTCTGGAAATTTAGGACTTCTTTTACCCGGGGTTTCTTCGGCATGACCTGCATCAAGGCAATAACAGTATTTACTCATTTTCTTTATTTGGTTTTACAATTTCATCTGCTGTTTTCTTTAAATCTCTTATGTTAAATAGCAAATTTTTTAAAGAGCTAAATAGCCCTACTTTATGAATGGCTTTCCAGTTTTCATCTATTGACTTAGCTTCTATTGAGACTAACACTAAAGCTGTTAATTTAGTAAGTAAATAGTCAACTGAGAACCAGTTTTTAACTATACCATTTACAATAGCATCATCTACTACAAAAAACGTAATAACTGCTAATTGATACAAAATCATTTTAGGAACTATTTGCCCTAATTTTCTACTGGTAACTGATTTTAATCCTCCCTTTCTGAAAGACTTCCATATACCCGTAACTGTATCAAACATTATAAATGCTCCTACAGCAAGCATTAGTCCTTGTATTGGAACAAAAAAACAAAGTCCTGCAGTGATTATATGTATTAAAAATTCTTCAAGATTTTTCATAATTATGGTTTTTGTCTTATGCTTCTATCTCCTGTTACTTTATAAAAGCTTCCCGGAATTAAAAGTAAATCTGCATCTGCTGCAGCATCATCTGCATATTCAGGAAACTGTGATGTAGCTATTGTATTTGTAAAATTAATTTTTAAAGTACCGTCTACCTGTAAGGCAACATCAACATTATTTTCTCCGGAACTTACCCTAAACAAAATCATATCTGTATCTGGTATTACGGCAATATAGGCAGTAGATTCTTCATTTTGTTTTAAAACAAAAAACCCAGCATCAAATGTCTGGTCAATATTTACTAATACATCTCCTTCTAAATTCTGAATTTCCCAATAAGAATCTCCTCCAGAAGAACTTTGTGTATTTCCTGAATCTAAAATCCTATTTGTCTTTAGTACATTAGACATAATATTCTACGTTTAAAGTGTGTGTTCCTGCCTGAGCCTGTATAATCCTAAATCTTACCATATCTTGTGTGGATATAACATCCCATGAAGATAAATTAGATTTAGGCATACCAACAGTAGTTGTAGGAACAGCTCCCGTAAGTAAATATCTTACAGCTACACCAGTAGCATCTGATTCAAGTGTGAGAATAGCATATCTGGGAGTTTGTGAACATACACTTGTATTAAGTGGTTTAGCAGTAGCATTCACTGTTATTTGTTCAAATCCCACACATTTACCGGGATTCTCTGAGTTACCTGCAAGTATACTCAGACTTCTGTATTTAGGATATTCCATTAGCAACAATTACATTTATAGTTTATAACTTTCTTTATTTTATTTATTATTCTGCATATATCTTCTTCAGTAAAACATTGTTCCTCAACACCTACTTCATAACTGCATAAAACATCTATTCCCCAATCAGTAAGTATCAAAGCACATTCCTGCTCATCACACCACTTACCCAATCTGACTTTATCAGACCAAGAAGCAGCAAGATTACCTGCTTTACATTTTAAACTGATTATGTTATTATTTAGTATTTCTTGTGTTAGCATTATACTACAAATTTTATTTCTTCTCCGTGCGCTGTAAGATACCAAGTGATGTTTTTGTTGTTTTCACCTGTACATCTTATCCTTATGTAATCAAGAGTTCCAGAAAAAGCACTGTTTAAGTCTACGTCTATAGCCCAAGCAGAGGCTCCAGAATCATTTACAAAAGTTGTAGGAGTTGTTGAATAAGCTCCTGTATTATCTAAATAGTAAACATCGTCAACTATTGCTGAAGTTCCACCAATGTTTCTTGCTGTAACTTTAAATTTCCAAACAGCGGTATCTCCAACAGTACCAGAACTACCATCAGTTTGAAAAGCAGTTAAACTACAATCAAAAGTTACTACACTATTTTCAAAAACAGCTATATATGGGCCAAACCCTATATCGGAACCTAAAAAAACTTCTGTTGGAGAATTTGAATCGGTCTGACAGGCTCCTGTTAAAGCAGTATACTGAGCATGGCCATATTCTGACCCAGAACTTCCTAAATTCCAAACAGCCGTATTTCTTGAGAATTGACTTCTTCTTGTAACTACACTTAATCCTTGTCCAAAAGAATAAGCACCATTAATGGAACAAAAGTCTCCAATAGCAGCATTCCAAGCACCATAACCCATTTTATTATCTTCCCCCCAAACAAAACAAGGCCCTGCTCCGGGTAAAGGGGTATAATTATCTTTTCCTAAAAATACAGACCATGCTCCTGCTCTTGAGTTAGTGCCTGTTCCCCAAATAAAGTGTGGATTACCGTTTAATACAATGTTAGGTGTAATTTCTGCAGGAATATTACTTATTGAGCTAGTTGCTGTTCCCGGACCAGATATTCCTTCTGGAGTTTTCCAGAGTTGATTACCTAACATAGCTTGTACTTCAGCTACAGTTAAATCATCTGCATTAGCAGTACTGCCCGTATTGTTACCTTTAATAGTCATAGTTGGCATTTGAGCCAACATTGGATTAGTAACAGCATTAGTCTTTAATTCTCCTTGTATCAGCTCTGCAATCCATGCTGAACCATTATATGTAGCAACTATTGTAACATTACCTGATAAAGCTTGAATTGAATCTAAAGCAATTCCAAAGATTG